ATCACCGAAATTGATAAAACAGTTACAGACATTTCAAAAAATCAAATATTTGTCGTGTGTGACGGCGACCACGACGAATTAAAATTACAGGCGGCGATAAGCACCGCACCATACAATAGTGTTATCTATCCTGTAGGTACAAAATGTGTTTTGACAAACGAAAATACCATACGTGGTTATGGATTGCCGGAAAGTAGCGGTAGGGCTATTATATCATTAAAAGGCAGTATGACCTTAGATGGGTCAATGTGTGATGATTTCATTTTTAAAAATACAAATCCTGCTGAAAAACAACACATTTTTCACATACCACAATCAACGACAATGAAAAATGTAAAATTCGAAGAAGATATCAAAACAGTGACATCTGATACAATTAATCCAATAGTATTATTTGCTGAAACTGAATCGGAAATAGTGTCCTGTTCATTTGTCAATATATTTAGCACTCATCAATTAGGTGTATCAACGTTTAAATTGGGTAAAGTACTATTTTTTAATAATGTTATAAATGGATTTGAGGGTGCTCCAGGAAATGTAATAACGAGAGAAATTAGCATTGCAAATTATGCAAAAATAATAGGGAACGAATTTTTAGATTTCACACAAAACAAACAGTGTTTGGGGTATATGCTTTCGGCGTCAAAAATTTTCTTTCAAGATAATTATATTGAAAATTGCGAAAATTGTATAATGTCGTTAGGTGGAAATATTATAGGAAATGTTTTTAGTTCTATTGAAAATTGTACTATTAACTGTGGTGGCGAAATTATAGGCAATACCTTCTCGTCAATATACCAAAATGAAGATACGTCATTCTTGACAAATTCGGGTAGACTAATTGGGAATCAATTTACTTCAATAAGAATTACTGGGAAATATGTTCAATTCATTGATTGTAGTAATTCTTCTATTATATCAGATAATTATATGTCTATCGCATCTATACCGGCGACAGGAAGTTGCTCATTGATAAGTGCATCTGGCAGGACATTAATCTTAAATAATAGTTTCTCTACTTCATCATCATTAGCCGACAATAACGAGTTTAATCTTTTAGATGTCGATGGTAACACAGTAATCAAAAACAATGTAACAAGTGCTAAATCTTTTGGTAGAATTGCAGATACTTGTATTGCAGAAGGAAATATAACATCGTGGAGTTAAGGAGGCTATTATGTACAAATTTTATAGTAAAAACGGGCAGGCACAATTCTATGAACACGGTGTCGAAATTGACGGCACTGTGTACGGAATACACGCCGATAGGGATATATTACGTATAAAACGCAGGATTGTCAATGATAAATTCGCCGAAACTGACGGTGATTTTGATATGGACACAGAAATTGCAAAAATTCAGCATACGGACGTAACGTTGGAACAACCAACTTCAGAACAACTGTCACAGATACAGTCAAAAACATTTGACAGTATGTCGGAATTAAAACAGCACGTTCAGTCTGTTATGAACGGTGACGAAACAATGTCACAGGACGAAATCAACGCAATGCTGATGTTACAGATTGCGGAACTGAAAGCAGGTGTTGACAGTGAATAAAGCGTTAATCAAGAAGTACTATCAAATGGGTATTTACAAAGAAAAACATTTAGATATATTCGTCAAAGCGGGATATATCACAGAAGACGACAAAAAAAATATGGAGGGCTGATATGGAGGCAGAAAACGAAAAAGAAGTGTGGGAGCGTCTGACTGCCGTAGAGCAGTCCACCAAGTCGGCACACCACAGAATTGACGGTATCGAAAAACTGACCGAAAGCGTCCACATCATAGCTACGGAAACTAAGGCAATGCGTGAGGACGTAAACGATATTACATCACGGGTAGACGAAATAGAAAAACGTCCTACAAAGCGATACGAAACGGTAGTTACCGCCATTATTACGGCAATAGTGGGCGGTTTGATAGGTTATTTTGTTAAAATGTTGGGTTTTTAGTATTTTAAAATTTAGGAGGTATGTAAAAATGAAAGATTGGTTTAAAGCGGCAGGAATAAGAGCAATCAAGACGATTGCACAGACAGCGATTGCGACAATCGGTACGGCCGCCGTACTGGGTGACGTCAACTGGGTAATGGTTGCGTCAGCGGCGGCATTGGCAGGTGTATTGTCATTGTTGACATCAATCGCAGGTTTACCGGAAATTCAAAACAAAGATTAAAAAGGAGGAATAAAATATGACATTACAAGATACTGTTGCACTGATGAACAGTGCAGATTACAAGGAACGTTTCAAGGCGGAATATTATCAGTTGGAGAATCGGTTCAAAGGGTTAAAGAAAATGTTGGAGGAATGGGACAGGGGAAAACTAAAATTTTCCCCGACGTGTCCACGCAGTACATATAACATACAACTAAACGCAATGGCTGACTATTTGGCAATTTTAGAGGCGAGAGCAGTAATGGAAGATATTGAATTGAAAGAGGTGTAATGAAATATGACAGATAAAATTTTTATAAACGCAGTAAAAACATTAATCGCAAACTATTTTAACAACAATGTTGATGTGACAGACGGTAAGAAAATCACCACAGATGATGTGTATATCGTGTGGAGCTGTAAGACGTTGCAGAATTTCAAGGCGTTGGCGTCAACAACCGTATCGGACGGAATGTATTACGAAATTACATACAACGGTGATAAAAATGAGATGTATTTTGACGCATACAAGAAGTGGAAGAATATGACCGTAAAGGAGTGGTGATAATGTCGGCGATAGATAAATTGATACAAATAGCCAACGCAGAGGTTGGCTATTTGGAAAAGTCAAGTAATTCACAGTTAGACAGCAAGACAGCAAATGCCGGTACTGCAAACTATACAAAGTATTGGCGAGATATTAAACCCGAATACCAAGGACAACCGTGGTGTGCGTGTTTTGTAACGTGGTGTTTTACCAAGGCATTTGGGAAAGATAATGCACAGAAATTATTAAAACATTATCCGTATGTGTATTGTCCTACAATGGCAAGTCTGTTTACGTTAAATGCCAATCCAACAGTGGGCGATATTGTTATATTCAAACACAACGGAACATTTACGCATACGGGAATTGTTACAGGCGTAAACGGCGATTATTTTACAACGATTGAAGGCAACACAAACGGAGGTAGTACCATTATTGCAAATGGCGGCGGTGTTTGCCGAAAAAGTTATTATAACAGTAATTTACCGGGGACAAAATTCTGTACACCGGATTGGAGTATAGTCGAAGAAAGTGAGGATTTAACAATGTCACAGTACAATGAATTAAAAGAATTAATCGAAAAACAGGCGGCGGAAATTGCCGAATTAAAAGACGTAAATAAACAGTTGGTAAACGTAGTACAAAATACTATGATTTACGACTACAACGATAATAATATGCCGCCTTGGGCAAGACCAGCAGTCCAATCCGCAATGGATTGCGGAGCGGTACAGGGTGATGAGAACGGCAGATTAGGTTTATCCTACAAAGATTTACGTGCCATTGTACGTGAATATCGTTGCGGACTGTACAATAAATAGGACATATAAAAATAGGTGGCTACGTGCCACCTATTTTTTTATTTGTTTTCATTTATGCGGTTTATTGCGTCAATTAGTAACTTTTCCGCCCAAACAGGCGGAGTTCTGTCACCCTTTTCCCAATGGGCGAGAGTGCCTAAAGGGATTTCAAACCGTCTTGATAGTTCAGCTTGCGTCAGACCTGCCGCAAGTCGAGCTTGTTTTATTTTACAATCCAT